GTGATCCCTCGGGCGATAACAAGAACCAAGCGAATGCCGACACACCATTTAAGATATTACGAGCGGCTGGTATTCCTTGTACTCCCACGCTGACCAACGATCCAGCTATGCGGAGAGCGGCTCTGGAGCTACCCATGAAAGAGCTGTGCATGGATGGCAAACCTCGATTCCTAATCAGCCCCAAGGCGAAGATGATTCGCAAGGGGTTACAGGGCGGCTTCTGTTACCGACGGTTACAGCTATCGGGTGAGAAATACACAGATGAGCCGGACAAGAACGAATACAGTCACCCGGTCGAGGCATTGGAGTACGCATTGCAGGGCGAAGGTGAAGGCCGTCAAGCGTTAACCAACTTGCATACAAGGCAACGGCAGACACAACGGGCGCAGGTTAAGTTCAGTGTCTTCTGATTGCTATGTAGCTTTCTGCATGGATGACGGGCCGCACTGGTGGTCATGGATGCTACACCCTGAGATCAAGCATTGTTATGTCGTGATTCCCAACGATGGCGAGTGGCTCGCACTGGGCAAGTCAACGGAAGGTATAGAGCTGATGATCGTCGATAACATTACGGATGTAGTCGAGAACGATATTCTGATAAAATCCAAAGTTACTAGGCCCAAACGCGGGCTATTTATGTTGAACACTTGTGTCGGTTACACGAAGCAGGTGCTAGGAATTAACAAGCCGTTCATATGGACGCCGTATCAGCTATATAAGTATTTGGAGAAACAGAATGTCAGGTAAGGTAAGGCAAATGTCGCGCAAACTCCGTACCAGCCTTGTTGATGAGCTTGGTGCTAGCAAGGGCAGTAAGAAAAAAAGACAGCAACAGATAATCGGTTATGACGGCGAGAACTTCACAAGTAACGGGCAGAAGACAACCCGTGATTCACTGAGGATGGGATGAAATGAAATCACCAAAGGCACCTAAGCCCACAGCACAGCAGATCGCTGTAGAGCGTCGTCAAGCGGCGGCATTGGATGAAGAGATCGCGGAGCAGGAAGAGCGCTTCCGTGCAATGGCTCGCGGTAAGCTAGGAGCCAAGTCACTGTTGGGCGGCGTACCTCGTAGTCGTCAGGCGGCGGCAACTGGTGGCGTTCGTGGCGCACCAGCTCGTACCATGCTTGGCGGAGGCGGTGGAGTATCGCCATCGTCACCTCGTCGTGGCGGTGGTCGTCCCGGCACCTATCCCGGCACTATGCCCCAACTTCCATAGGTAAAAGCTATGAGCTTGCCCCCGCATCTAGGCTCGATCCAAGATATCAAGGAACGAGAGCAAAAGGCATTCAGCACTCAGGCAATGTGGCACGACCAATTGCAGGATGTGTATGAATATTTCCTACCTCAACGGAATCTGTTTGACACTGAGAACACAGGCCAGAAGAAGATGGACCGCATCTTTGACTCGACTGCGTTAACAGCTATCCAGCAGGGCGCAAGCAAGCTACAAGAGAACATCGCACCGATCATGTCGCGCTGGGCTACCTTCCAGCCGACCGATGAGATCATTCGGTTACTAGAATCAGGTCAGTTCGATGTGTCTGAAGAGGACATCCGGGCGAACCTAGATCAGCAATGTGAGCTGGTGTTTGACTATATCAACCGTTCCAACTTCCATACGCAGTTCTATGAGGCCGCACTCGATCTATTGGTAGGCACTGCCACCATGAAGATTGAAGAGACGGACGATGAGACAAACCCTATTTGCTTCAACACGATCCCGCAGAAGGGCATAGCGTTTGAAGAAGGTCCGTATGGCGGCGTTGAGACGCACTGGCGACGGTTCGAGGTTAAGGCTCGTTTGTTAGAGCGTATGTGGCAGGGCTTTGAGGCGTCACAGAAGATCCGCAACATGATCGAGAACAGCCCAAACAGTGAAGTCCGTGTATCTGAAGGCGTCATCTATGACCCTAAAGACAAGAAATATTACGGATGCCTATGGGTAGCAGAAGAGAACCAATTCTCATGGACTGAAGACTTCGGTCAATCAAGCCCATGGGTTACTGGTCGCTACACAAAGGTAGCTGGCGAGGTACGTGGTCGTGGTCCAGCCATGCAATCACTGCCCGATGTACGCTCATTGAACAAAGCTAAAGAGTTTGTATTGCAGAAGGCCGCAATCGACCTTGCTGGTATGTATACGGCTACTGACGACGGTGTGACAAACCCGTACAATATGGTCATTGCACCGGGTGTCGTGATCCCAGTCGGATCAAACAACACCAACAACCCTTCTATTCAACGTCTCGATACAGGATCGAACCTTGCTCTCGCGCAATTCGAAATCGTGGAGCTTCAAAACGCTATCAAGTTGGCAATGTTCAACGATCTGCGTGATCCTGCTGGTCCTGTTCGTAGCGCCACTGAGGTTGCTATTGAATCCCGAGAGCTTGCAAAACGGATCGGGTCGGCCTTTGGGCGACTTCAGACCGAGATACTCGTACCAATACTCAAGCGTGTCGTCGCTATCCTAACTAGACGCGGATTGATCGTACCTATCGAGCTAGATGGGCGTGATGTGCAGATCAAGTTCACTTCTCCACTAGCGCGGGCGCAGGATGGCGAGGATCTATTAGCCGTTCAGCAGGCCGTACAGTTCGTATTGGGCACATCCGGCCCCGAGCAAGTGTTGATGGCGTACAAGACCGAGGACTTCGGTACATGGGCGGCGAATAAAACAGGGATGCCAGCAGAACTGGTGCGATCTGAGGTCGAGAAACAGCAGATCATCCAAGCTGGCGCACAGGCTCAAATGCAACAACAACAACCACCAATGGAAGCTGAATGACTTGGGACACAATTGAGGGCGCAAGCCCGGACGCCAAGAAACAGAAAGCCAAAGCACAAGAACAGATCACCCAACTAACCAAAGCCTATGCCCGATGCTTCAATACTGAAGACGGGCAGAAGGTCTTGGAGGATCTCACGCGTCGCTTTCTATTCGACAATGCAACATCCCTATCCAGCCAGAACGTCGCGTATGAAGCGGCGTATCACAATGGCGAAGCGGGTGTTATTCGCATGATCATCCACTACATACAGCAAGCGGAGAGACAATGAGCGAAGAACCGAAGAAGCGAACGCGCAAAGCTAAACCTAAATACGAGGTAGCTGGTGCCAATCTTGAGTATCTCGATACCATTAACTGCGAGCTTGACTGGCTAAACCCGCTACACGAGCGATATGGCTTTGAGAAGTTCGAGTATATCCACAAATTCCGTGCATTCCGGTGCTATAAGGACGGGCAACACGTTGACTGGATCGACGTCAACAACCTAGCCCTGATCAATGGCAAGCGGAGGCTGGAATTAATCCTACTGCAACACCAACCCATAAGCCCTAAGAGGGCGATCATTAACTATCCTTGGAGATAATCATGGACGAACAGGCCGTAGAAAGTAACGACACCCTGACATCATTAGTAGATGCCGCTGAACCTACATTAAGTGAAGGCGAATTCTTTCTGAGTGAGGGAATCAAGGGCGTAGGCGATCAACCCGAGTGGTACAAAGCCGACAAATACAAGTCAATCGCAGAGCAAGCCAAGGCATACACCGAGCTAGAAAAGAAGTTCGGCGGATTCACTGGCGCACCGAAGGACGGATACCAGCCTTATGAAGGCGTCGAGTCAGATGACGCGTTGTGGGGCGAGCTGGTTGAGTTTGGCACCAAACAGAATATGTCTCAGGCCGCTATGCACGAGGCATGGGAGCTACTGACAGCACAAGAGCAAGCCATTGAAGAGGTCTCGATTGAGACTGAGATGGCAAAGCTGGGTGATAACGCTGTTGAGCGTATCAAGGTTGTCGAGCAGTACATGAAAAACAATCTCGATGGCGATACATACGAGGAACTTCGTTACGCTGTAAACAGTGCCGAGTCCGTTCAATTGATCGAGGCGCTGATCAAGTCCACTGCCCCTGCTAAGTTGCCGATTGATGGCTACATTCAACCCGGCGGGATTACATGGCAGGACATTGAGGCGGAGATGTTCAAGAAGGATGATAGCGGCCAGATGCTCCGCTCAGTCGATCCTAACCACGAGGCCAAGATTCAGCGCATGATGAAAGAGTTTGGCGGTGATAAGCCATACGAGCGTATTGTTGGCTAACGTAATTTGTGTGGTATCATAGCGAGATCGGATACCCCTTTCACAAGGCCCGGTAGTTTTAGGTTGAACGACTGACCGACTGCCGGGTACTCAGTCCAAAACCTCTTAATCATTGTTATACATTTGACATAGAGGAGACTGAATCATGTCAATTAATCTCTCCGCAGTAGCGGTAACTGAATTTGACAGCATGGTGAAGCACGCTTATGCGAACGCTGGCTTGCTCAAGAACGCTGTCACACTCCGAAACAACGTCGTAGGTGATACCTACAAATTCCGTCGCATGGGCAAAGGTCTTGCTAACCAGAAGGCTAGTTCTGCTGACGTAACTCCAATGAACGTAGGACACGAGTTCAAGACTGCGACTCTCGCAAACTGGAACGCGCCTGAGTTCACTGACATCTTTGACGCGCAGGACGTAAACTTCGACGAGAAGCAAGAGCTGGCATCTACAATCGCCGGTGCTTTGGGTCGTCGTTGCGATCAGCTCGTTATTGATGCAATGGATGCTTCTACTCCACTGACAACTGCTGTTCCTGCTGGCGGAACTAACTTGACTATCGCTAAGGTTAGCGATGCGCAGGTTGAGCTTCGCGATCAGGGCGTACCTAACACTGAGCTTTTCGCTGTAATCGAAGCTGGTGGTTTGGGCGGTCTGTTGGCTGATGAGAAGGCAACTTCTTCTGACTACCAAGCTATCAAGGCTCTTGTATCTGGTGAGATCAACACTCTCGTTGGCTTCCAGTTCATCATCCTTGAGACTCGTGCGGAAGGCGGTCTGACAGAAGCGGCTAACATCGTTGACTCTTGGTTTTTCCAGCGTCCAGCGGTTGGCCTTGCTGTCGGTATCGACATGAAGACTGAAATCAACTACGTCCCTGAGAAGACCTCTTGGCTTACCAACGGTATGCTGAAGGCTGGCTCTGTTGTACGTGACGAAGGTGGTTTGGTTAAGGTCCAGTACGACAAGACTGCATAAGTCTTACCCGGCCCCTTCGGGGGCCATTCTATTTCTAGGTGAGTTATGGCGAGCAAGATCGACTTAATTAGCAATGCGCTTATTCTGATCGGGGATACTCCGATTAATTCACTGACGGGTGGATCACGGCGCGAGACTGTCGCAAACAATCTGTATGACAACATCGTCCAGAACGAGCTAACCAAGCATCGTTGGGGCTTTGCACGTCGCAAGGCGCAGATATCTAAGCTGACAGACACCCCGACCGACCCTAACGAGTGGAAAAGCATCTACCAGCTACCCACTGATTTACTATTCCTAATCACTGTTTCCCCTGATTCCAACTATCAGGTGTATGGCGATAAGGTTTACAGCAATTCATCACAAGCCCTGTACGCTGATTACATTGCAAACGTCACTGAAGATGAGTGGCCCGTGTACTTCTCAAAGATGATCGAGTACGCATTGGCTATGGACTTCGCGGCGAGCATTAGAGACAGCTCTGCGGCTAGAGGTGAGATGGCGGCGGCTTATGTGAATGCGTCCCGTATGGCGCGATTCACGGACTCTCAGCAACATCCTACGCAACCGATACGAAGTAACCCATTTACTAATGTGAGGTACTAATGGCTAAGACTCGATTCATTCAGTCTAGCTTTGTAAGTGGCGAGTTATCCCCGCTTCTCAAGGGTCGCATTGATATCAACCAGTATTATCAGGCGGTAGAGACTGCCGATAATGTTGTGATTGTCCCTCAAGGCGGCATGAAGCGTCGTCCCGGTACTGAGTTTATAAGCGAGTGCGTTAAAGGTATTTCAAAGAAGTCGCCGACGTACACGATGCCCAATGGCGGCACATCATCGGTACTCAATGACGGCGATGACACGACAAGCACGTCAACAACTACACCGATTGGCACGACTGACCCGTATGTCGTAGCCAAGATGGATTTGTTGGTTGATCTCCCCATGAAGTTTATTGATCTGCGCCAGATCAGCCTATCAACCGGCACAAGTAGTCAGTTCAAAGTCCAGTATTCAACTGATGACGTGACCTATACCGACGCCGCAAGCGTCCCGTTGCTTGGCACTAACCCGCAGAACTTCCGATTACTGGTTGATCAGACCGCTCGATACTGGAGACTAGCTCGTATTGGTGCGACTGACTTGGGTGCCGCGACGGTTACGATTGCTGGTCTGTCTCTATATGAAGAGTCTGCAATTCTAAGCACGCCACGCTTAGTAGACATGAGCGTTGAGGATGACCGGCACTACCTTGTGGAGTTTACGCGAGACAATATCGCTATATTCCGTTCTCAGCTTGTAGGTATAAACATACAGACCACTAGGGTTGCGGACATAAAGCCCTTGTATAGCGGTTTGACTTCGGCTGAGATAGAAAATATCCGCGTGGCTCAGGTTGAAAACGTCATGCTTATCGTTGGTGACTTCGCGCCGATGCGATTAGTAAACCTTGGAGCGGATGAAGATTGGTTTTTGGATCTGATCCCGTTCATTAACATCCCGCAGTACGACTTCGACGATGCACAAAGCCCAACGCCTGTTAACGAAGTTCAGATCATGGATCTTGGTCACTCTGGCGGGCCAAACTGGAGAAACGGCGATAGATTTGAGATTGATATCGAGGGCGTAACCTCTAAGTCGATTACTTACGCGGGCGATTCTAACGCTGACGAGCAATCCTCGACCGTCTTCAACATCCAAAAGAACCTGCAAGAGATGCCGGTCTTTGGTGAGACGGGCGTATTAGTAGAAAGAATAGGTGCCGACCAATACAGGATTACGATTTCTGGCGAATCAACTAAAGATTTCGAGTTGTTTTCTGCGTATGTAACGGAAGGTGACGCAGATCACGAGATTACTTTTACGAAATCAGCATCAGGCTCGCCACGTAAAGAAGATGTCTGGTCTGCGACCCGTGGATATCCAAACAGCATTTGCTTCTATGAGGGCCGCTTGGTCATAGGCGGCACTGAGTCAAAGACCCAATCAATCTTCATGTCTAAGACGGGATCATTCTTCGACTTCGATATTGATGACGGTGATGACGACGAGGCAATCTTTGCGACTATCTCTTCACGCAAGCTGAATGACATTGTTGACGTGTATCCCGGTCGTAACTTGCAGATATTTACATCGGGTGCTGAGTTTGCTGTAACCAGTAAGCCGACAACGCCTAGCTCGATCACGATTCAACCCCAGACTTCACACGGCGCGAACAAGGTCGAGGTCCAAGACGTAGACGGCTCGACCATATTCGTTGACCGACACGGCAAGTCCCTCCTGAGCTTCCTGTATTCGTTTAACGAGGACGCTTACACGTCAGACGATAGATCGGTACTGGCCTCTCACTTAATCAACCAGCCGGTCGATATGGCCCTTCTAGCGGGTACTGCAAGTGACGACGCTAACTGGCTGTTTATCGTCAATACAGATGGCACAGCGACGATCCTTAACACGCTAAGAAGTCAGGACATTAACGGCTTCACTAGCTGGAAGACAGACGGCGACGTTAAGAGCGTTTGCGTTGTAGATGATCAACTATTTATGACTGTCGAGCGCACTGTAAACAGCGTTGCAAAACTGTTCATTGAGCGATGGGACTTTACCTATCTTATGGATTGCTCGATTAAGAGCGTCCAAGTAGCTGGTGTCATCGACGGACTGGACCATTTAGACGGTGAATCGGTCAAGGTGTTAACTCGTGACGGCCAAGCTGATGCGAACGAAGGCTATGTGCTGTCGTCTTACACGGTAGCTAGTGGCGAAATCACTCTTGATCCTAGCGAGGTGTACAGCTTTACCACGTATGAGGTTGGCTTACCCTTTGTTCCTACTATTAAGCCTATGCCACTGAATACAAACATCGGATCGGGCCAGAATCAGATGCGCTTGAAGAAGATTGTCCGCATGAACCTGCGTGTCTACGAGTCTTCTGGCATAAACATTGACGGCATTGCCGTACCTGTTCGCGAGTTTGGTGAGGCTGGTACTACATCCCCTTTAACTGGCGGGTCGATTATTCCGAAAACTGGCATAATAGAAGACGTTTACGATATTAACGGATGGAACAGAGAGGTCATGCCGACGATTACTTGTCCTGATCCTACTCCCATGCACATACAGATGATTGAATACGAAGTTGAGGGTAACTGATGAACCTTGCCCTACAGGATGGAATCTTTAAAGCGCAGGACTTGATGCTTCAGATGCCTCAAGCCGAGACGGTTGTGACTGATCACTTTGCTGACGGTCTATATGCGCGAGAGTTATTCATTCCTGCGGGCGTATGCTTGGTTGGCGCACTACACAAGACCAATCACATATTCACAGTCTCACAAGGCGAGTGCTACGCAGTGACGCATGAAGGTAAGGAACACATGGTTGCACCGTATACAGGACAAACTAGGCCCGGCATGAAGCGAGTTATCTACGCAGTAACAGATACGGTATGGACGACTTACCATCCTACCGATGAAACCAATCCAGAGAAGATTGCCGAGCAGATATTGGAGACTGAACAATGAGTTGGGTTATTACGGCAGTAGCCTTGAGTGCGGCAGGAACGCTGACGTCTGTGTATGGGCAAGTGCAAGCTGGCAAGGCTCAAGAAGAGCAGATGAAACAGCAAGCAGAGCAAGAAAGGCTGGCCGCAGAGAGTAGAGAGCTACAGCGCAGAGAAGAATTAAACCGCGCATTGGCTTCTAATATTGCGGCTCAATCAATGTCTGGAATTGCGGGGGAAGGTACGCCAGCAAGTCTGGCATTGGAAAGCGCAAAGAAAGCAGGGCTTAGTGAGGCGACTATTGATTTGTCAGAAAAACTAAGACAGTCAGCATTGATACGTGCAGGAAAAACAGCTAAACAAACTGCATATATTGGCGCGGCAGGCAGTCTGCTAAGTGGCGCAGGGCAGATTGCAAGTTTGGGTAGCACACCAAGCAAGCCAGCGAATGAAGGCGGTTAAGAATGGCTCAGAAGCGCATTGAATATTATGGCAAGTTTACGCCTACAGGAGTAGATGATTACTCAGATCGTCGTGTTCGTGCGCTTGCAGGATTGGCTGAACAGGTTGGTGATCTGGCAGTAGGCTTTGCTGAAAAGAAAAAGAAAGAACGGCAAGCTGTTCAAGAGCAAATTGATACAGAACAATCTATTAAAGATGGCTTAGTTGCTGGTGCCGCCTTTGCGGCTACTGGCGATGCTCCTGAGTTAAGAGTGTACGATGAGTATTCGACACTGCAACAAGACGTTGAATTCAACAGAAACGTTCTTGCTGGTTATGAGGCTGGCGCTAAAAACTCATTAAGAACGCAAATTGAACAGTTTGCCAAAGACAACCCTACTAATTTTGCTGAATTTGAAAAGCTGTCTAAAGGCGTGTTTGAAGGTGTAAATAGCGCGACTCCAGATTTTTTAAAGCCCGGAATTCAGTCCTACTACGATCAAATATTTAAGACGGCTGGATCGCCAATTGCTAAAGCTGAAAGAAAGGCTATAGCGGATCAAGCTTCTGCCGAAACTAATACACTTATTGAAAGTGAATCAGTAAACATTCTTAACTTAGCGAGAATGCAAGACTCTGAGGGTGTCAGGCTTGCGTATCAATCTAGGCTTGATCTTGCCGCGCGAGATCCTAATTTAAGCAAAGAACGGTTTGCAGAGGAAACGCTAAAGCTAAACGATCAGATTGTAGAGCAATATGCGATTGGCAAAATTGACCGTGCTTTAACAGAAAACGAAAATTTAACGCCTATACAAACAATTGAACAAGCAAGAAATGTTATTTCTGGCATTAAAAAGTCAGATGTTTACAGCATAGAAAATCCTATTGATCCTGATACTTCAATTACTTTAGACCCTGAAGAAAGAGACGCTCTTATTGATAAGCTAGAGCAAAGAGTCGATGACTACGAGAATGCGGAGATTCAAAAGGCAGAGCAAGCACTTGAAGTAAATAAGATTGCTCAGGCTCAAAACTACACTAATGCTATGAGCATGGCTCAAGACCCAAGCATTTCAAACGAGCAAAAAATTGTTTCTATTAATGAGGCAGAGATGCTCGGGCAGATTGGTGATAGGCCGGCAAGTCTTTTGAGGGCGTATGTAACCTCAGTAGATAAGCTGAATGCTACAAGTAATTCGCAGGAATTTGGAAATATTATATCTCGTGCTTATGACTTGAATGCTCAGTTAGATTTGGAGGCGGATTCATCTGCGTATTTGACAGGAATTACTAATCTCCAAGAGGAGGTAATTCAAGCCAGAACCAATGGACAGCTTACACAAGCAGACGAAACAAAGATTTTAAAACAGTTACAGACATTAACGTCGGCAAAGATTGCTGGTGCTACTGCTGATATTGCATCGACTTGGACTCGGGCCAGCAGAATTATTAAAACGTCACTACCGCCCGATCTTAATGGCGTTGCGGTTAGGTTATTGTTTGAGCGAGTGGAACTTGAAAAGCAAAGCCTTGAAGAGCAAGGGCAGACAATTACAAGAACAATTGAGCGTAATTTATGGACTAAATACGCGTCTGAAGTGGTGAATGAAGTCCAAAACACTCGGCGCAGTGAAGTAATGACTCAGGTTCGTGAGGTTTTATCGAAGCCAGAAGAATTAAACAGAGAAGAGTCACAAGACAAAACAGTAGGTCGTTTTCAAGTAAAGGTGGTTGAGTAATGCCTACTTATGAAGTAACGGACTCTGTTACTGGGCGCACGTTATCGCTAACCGGCGACTCACCCCCGACTGACGCAGAACTTGCAGAAGTTTTTAATGCTTACTCAGCAGAGCAGTCTGAGCCTGTTCAAGTAGACATTCCTAAAGCTAATTCATTGGCATTGGATAATGTAATTAGCTCTGATACTGAGGGCGAAGAGGCGCAAGCGTTATTTGATGAGGATGAGCAACAGCGTCAATCAATGCTCGAGATTGCTAAGACTCGCTTTCCTGCTGATGTTTTAAAGTCATGGGAAAACAATCCAATAGGCTTTGGAGAAGCTGGTGACTTTCTTGATTGGTCTCAAGTGTTGCCGGGCGGGGGCGTAGTTCAAGGCGCAAAGTCATTAGAGCTTCTTTCTATTTCTAAAAAGATAGAGGACGGTCAAGAGTTAAATCCAAACGAACAAGAAACAATAGATGCGTTTATTAACAAACAACTTGAGATGTCTGTTCGTGGCATGAATTACGGCGGCAAGTTTAGGTATTACGGCGAGCAAATGCCGGCTTTTATGCTTGAGTTTATGGCTACTGGCGGCATAGGCAAAGCGGCTCAAACAGCCACAGTGAAAGCATTAACTAAAGGCGCGGCAAAAACGGCAACCCAACAATTTGCTATCCGGCAAACAGGTCGAGTGGCGCGAGTAGCGGCGCAATCAGCGGCTATGGTTCCTATGACTGTTAGGAATTATGGCGAGCAACGATTGGGGCCGTGGGCAGTTAGCGACAAAGGCCAGATACTATTCCAAGAATCTAAAGACAGCCCGGCTAGTAGTGCATTAAAAGCACTGGCATATACCTCGGTTGAGGTGGCGAGCGAGTTATCTGGCGCAACTTTAAACAAATACCTAATCAGCCCTGTTACTAACCGGCTTAAAACGCCATTAATTAGTGCCGCTAACAAACTACCCGAAAAGCTAAAGATGGGCTTGTTTGAGGCGTACAAGAAGCTTGATCCAAATGCGCGTGTTAGCGAAGTGTTTACTCGTGCTGGATGGAACGGAATGATCGCGGAGCTGGGGGAAGAGCGCGTTGCAGACGTTCTACGTGAAACAGTAAATCTAACGCTAGAAGAGGGCTATACCTTTGATCAAGTATTAGAAGGAATAGTTCCATCTAAGGATCAGATATTGCTTGAGGCTGGCTTAATCGGAGCCTTTGGTGGCGTTAAAACATCCGCAAACATAGTAACAAACATCCTAATTAACAAAGGGATGACCAAAGATCAGGCAGAAGAAGCCGTTTCAAATATGAATGTTTCCGAGCAGGAATCGGTAATTGATGAAACGTTGTATGTTCCTACAGCAGTTGAGGAGGCTGTAAAAGAAATTGAAACCGGCGTAGAGACTATTCGTGCCGACGCTTTAGAGGCATACGACCAATATCAGCAGGGCGAAATCGACTCACTAATTGAAGTTAAAAATCAAACACTGGCGAAATGGAATCGCAAATTAAATGCGGCCAAGCGAGATAACACTAAGTTGGCGCGTGTTATTGCAAAAGCTGGTGGAATTAACGCCGGGTCAATTGTTTCGGAGTTTGGTTTTGACGCGGCAGATTTGCGAGCTATCAACAAAAGGATGAGCGCAACTGTTTTTAGAGTTGATGGCGGCTGGTCGTTTGATGAAATTTTTAACATTCAATCGGATTACTGGAATGAAACGACAGACGTTTCTGAAATTGTAGATGTTATCGGTCAGATGGTTGCCGACCCTACATTCCCCGCGTACCCCGAAAAACAAGCACAGCAAGATTCTATTGAAAACGAGATAGAACAGCTTGAGCAGTTAAATGAGCAAGAGTTAGAACAGCTTTTTACTAAATTTGACCGTGAAGATACAAGCGATATTGTTGAGCTAGAAAGTTTACCAGCCGAAGAATTAGAAGCGGCTATTGATCAGCAGTTTTCTGGCATTACTCAGCAAGAATTTGAAAACAATGTTCGTGATTTAGAGGCGTACATTGCAACGGAAGGCGATGTTTTTGGCGGCGGCGATACGATTATTGAGTCACAGACTGACGCGGCCGTTCAACAAGAGCCTACAGCAATAGC